GTCATGCATGATACTCTATGCGGATGGAGTGGATGGGATGGGATGAAACCATTCGACGCATCTAAGATCGGAAAGCCGTGGTCCGATATAAATATCGGCATGGGTTACGATACGAGCAGGCTTAAAAGATGATTTGAGATATGACAAACCAGGGGAGAAAGGAGTATACTGAATCATGAACCGTCGATACTCATTCCTAAACGATGAAGAGCGCGCCGCCCGTGAGGTAAGGATACAGAACCTCAAGGCCGCATACGCGAACCCTGAGAAGTTGAAGACGGCTATCGACCACTTGTCAACGCACATGGCAGACATCATCGTCAAGGAAGTACGGGACACGCACCGGGCGAAGGGCACATACCGGGTAGAACGGGAAAGGAAGCGGTGATGAGGGAAAGCGGGTATTACTGGGTAAGGCGGGGGTTTCGGTGGTACATATTTCAGTATTATAGTAAAGGTGACTCATGGCAGATGATAGGCAGGGAATACACCATCGAAAACGATGAGATTGAAGAAGTAGGCGACAGAATCGAAGTTCCGGAGAAATATCGTGTCAAAGACTGACGGAAAGCACCCAGGCGGAAGGCCGACGAAGTATGACCCCAAGATATGCGAAGGCTTTGAAGACAACTTCAAGCAAGGGCAATCTGTCCTCGAAGTTGCCGTGTCCCTTGGGGTGACAAGGTCCACGATATACAAATGGGCGGAAGAACATGCAGAGTTTTCAGACGCCCTTACGCGCGCGCGCGAGGTTTGTCAATCATGGTGGGAGCAACAGGGACGCGAAAACCTTTTTGACACCGAGGAATACGACGCCGAAAACCACGTCACGACGAAGCGACGCCTTAACGTCCAGCTGTGGAATAAAAACATGGCGAGTCGTTTCCGTGACGACTGGGCCGATAGGCAGGAGATAACCGGCCTCAATGGCGCGCCTCTCAATTTCGCCGTTTCGTTCGTAAAGCCGAAGGGAGGGAAGAAATGAGGGCGTGGGAGGTTTCAAACGGGTGTGAAGGTTTTAGTTTTCTGCATTACATTGTTTTATCCAATACAGAAGAAAGGGCCATTGAAATAGGTAGAGTCAACTTTCTTTCTGAGGGGCAGAGCAGTAAGCACATAACGGCCAAAGTCCTTTTTAGTAATGTCAACGAAGAAGCTTGTTCTTGTTTGTATGAATAATGCCTGACATCCAGATAAATAGCGTCTATCATCCCCTATTCAATTCGGCCGGTGTCCTCCGCGATGACGTTCGATACTTCATCGTGTACGGGGGGCGCCGGTCGGGGAAGAGTCACGATGTGGCCCAGGTGGTTAATATAACCGCAGGGAGTCAACCGAGGCACTTCATACCCATTGTCCGCAAGGTGGGGGCGACGATTAAGGATTCGGTATACGCCGAGTATGTCGATTTCTTCACGCGCAACAATATCCCCGTTCGCCGGAACGTAACCGACCGCGAGATAGTCCTGCCGAACAAGTCCCGCATACGTGGCTTCGGGCTCGATGACCCTGAAAAGCTTAAGTCCCTCATGGGTGCAACGGTCATGCACATCGAAGAGGCAAACGAGCTTTCCGAGGATGACTTCGACTCGATAGACTCGGGCCTTTCACCGGTGGAGTATCCGGGGCGCATAATATTAACCTTTAACCCTATTCCGCAAATACCCGGCTCGCTCCATTGGCTTCAACGCCGGTTCCTGAATCGAGACATTCCACTATCGAAAGTACAGATCATAGACACGCCGACCGGAAAGGCGTTGATCCTCCGAACGTGGTACAAAGACAACGCCTTTTGTCCCGAGGCGACGAAGACGGTACTTGAAGGCTACAAACACACGAACCCCGAGAAGTACAAACTATGGGCGCTCGGAGAGTTTACGACGCTTGAAGGATGCGTGTTTAAGTTCAACGAGGGGCCGGGCAGTGGATGGGATATCAAGAAGGAAGTACCTCCCGAAATCATTCATGATTCAATCGGGATCGGCCTTGACTTCGGCTTTTCCAACGATCCAAGCGCGGCCGTGCGTGTGTGGGTCCGCGAGCGTGAGATATGGGTCAATCAGCTTGTCTATAAAACCGACCTCCACAATGATGCCCTATACGCGGAGATACGGGCCGCAGGGGTGGGGGAGTATGAAAAGGTTACCGCAGACTCGGCGCGGCCGGATATCATTTCCGACCTTTACCGGCTTGGACTGTTAGGGATTGAGGGAGTCAAGAAGCGGGCGAACTACAAAGAAGATGTAGCTACCCGTCTACAAGGGTACAAGATACACGTCATTGAAGGAGATACAGACTTGATCCGGGAGATATCAACGTACTCATGGGCCAGGGACAAAAACGGCAAACAACTACCTAAACTACAAGACGGAGATGATCACGGCCTGGACGCCCTTATCATGAGGATGCACGAGTTCACGGGCGACGTTGACCCGTGGTCCATTGAAGTAGTCGGGTAATGTATTGTAAACCCGTAGAAACGAGGTTATTATAACGACATGGGATGCGCAATACGTAGACATTCGGACGGCTCTCCGGGTCATGCTTTCTTTTGCGGGCCAGGAATGGAGCATCATGCGTGCAAGGATTGCGGGTATGATTCCGATTTCCTATGCGATTATCCAGTGGGGAATGATAAAACATGCGATGCGAATCTATGCGGTGTTCACGCTCACGAAGTAGCTCCAAATACACACTACTGCGAAGATCATTTTAACGAATGGAAAAAGTTTAGAGAATCTAAGGGCGACGTAAAAGAGCTTGATAATGTAATGCCGTACCGAAGGAAATACACAGAATGAGCAAGAAAGGACACGCCCGCGTGCGTATCGATAACTCGTTGACCGACTTGGTAGCGGCTATTCAGATTCAGGCGACGGGCGGGTCATCGCTTTCATCCTACGGCACCGTAGCCTATGCCAACAATTACGCCCTGATAACCCTGAACCGCATCATTCTCACGTACCTCTATTCCGGAAACGGCCTTTTCCAGACCGCCGTGCAATTGCCTATACAGGATGGATTAGCCAAGGGTATCAAGATCGAGTCCGGGGAAATGGCGCCCGAGGACGTGGACTTGATCCTTGATTGGTTCGAGGAGCACGAAGTATGGGCCGCGATCCAAAACGCGAAGACGTGGGCCAGGCTCTACGGTGGTGGGGCGCTTGTCGTCAACTGTGACCAGGACCCCGAAAAGCCATTGAACATGCGACGACTCAAGGGCGCCCCGATTGAGTTCTACGACGTTGACCGGTGGGAGCTTTCGATCACCGGCAGCGGGGCACATGACTACCTGAGTTTCGACGACATGACCAAATCCGACGAGATGTACCTCAATGGCCAAAAGCTGGACCGGTCGCATCTCATCATGATGACCGGAAAACGCGCCCCGTCGTACGTACGTCGTCAGTTGCGAGGGTGGGGAATGTCCGAGGCCGAGCGGATGCTCAGGGACTTGAACAACTACCTAAAGACGCAGGATGTACTATACGAAATCCTGGACGAGTCGAAGCTCGACATTTACAAGATTGAGGGACTTTCAAATAAGCTCCTCACGGTGGGTGGAACGGCTTCAATACAAAGCAGGATCAAAGCCGTCAACGAAATGAAAAACTACGTTAACGCTCTTATCCTTGACATGAAAGACGAGTACACCCAAAAGACGCTCACCTTCGCGGGCCTTGCCGAAGTCATGCGGGAAAACCGCATCGGGGTAGCGTCGGCGTTCCGTATGCCGCTTACGAAGCTATTCGGGATTTCGGCGTCGGGCTTCTCCACGGGCGAAGAGGACCTGGACAACTATAACCAAATGGTTGAGAGTGATATACAAACTCCATTAAAACCAGCTATTCGACAAGTGGTTCAAATAGCTTGCGCTAACCTGTGGGGATACGTTCCAAAGTTCAGTATCACATACCCACCGCTTAAAGTCCTCCCCGAGGTTGACCGAGAACAGATCAACGAATCCAAGATCAATCGACTTATGGCTCTTTACGATCGCGGCTTGATAACCGACGGGCGAAAGATAGCCGACGAGCTGGCGAAGGATGAAGTTATCAGCGCCGAGCTTGCCGCCGCATTCCAGGTGAAGGCCATACCGCCAAACGGGTCGGAATCCGTGGCGCCAGCACAGACTCAAGGGATATCGGTATTTAGAAAAGACAAGGGAGACGTAAGCACGGGTATGTCATCTCATAAACAAAAAAAAGGAGATGTTGATTTTGACGAACAGTGGAGACGAAAGGCTAAAAGATAATGGCCGATCTTAAACCGTCGTACTTTGAGCCCATTGAAACCGACATCCTCAATTTCCTCTATGCTCAATTCTACGCCCCCATACTCGAAATAACCGACACGCCCCGGACCCTTGTCAATTCCACCTCGTACCTAATGTGGGCTATTCGAACGGGGAAGATACAATACGATGGGGGCGTGTTCCGGGGCGAGTTCAACCTTACCCTATCCCGTGAGCTTTCCGCCTTCGCCATGTATGACCGACGTTCCCGCACATGGAAAGGAAATCCCCCGCCCGACGTGAAAGCCGCCGCCGTGGTAGCGAATGGGAAGCGTACGGAGATTGTCGGCCGGCTGAATACGGCATTGAGGGACATTGAGGCCAGGATAGACCAACAAATCAAGTCGTTATCTTTTGGACTGGACATGCCTCTATTCTCCATGGAGGAAGGCGTCAAGTCAGAGCTTCAAGGAGTCGGCGTATATTCCCCGTTTACCGATGGCGAGAAAAAGGCCATGCGAGACCGGTACACCTTCAACCAACAAAAAAACGTCAAGGACTGGGCGCCCGAGCAAGTCGTCCGATTGCGTGAAATGGTCCAGCAATACCAAATGACCGGGGATACACGATCCTTGCGTGAGATGATCGAAAACCAATGGAGCGTGTCGGCCAACAAAGCGCGGTTTCTTGCACGTCAAGAAACGTCGCTTTTCTTTTCTAACTTACAGCTTGACCGGGCGGGCCGTGCGGGTGTAAGGCGGTATCGGTGGTCAACATCGCACGATGTACGGGTCCGCCAGGATCACAAGGACTTGCAAGGAACCATCGTTTCCCTAGACAGTCCTCCCATAGTGGATAAGAAAACAGGTAGAAGGGCACATGCCGGAGAGGATTATGGTTGCCGTTGCGCTAAGATATGGATACTAGACTAACTTGACAGTTTATCGAAAAGGGGCGATATATAATTAAATGGCACCTAAGTCGTACAAGCACCGGTTCATAGAACCAGGACTTACATCTTACGATGACTCAGACCAGGGCACGGTCCTCGTGTCGAAAGACGCACTGGATCGAATGGCTCCTAGCTTCAAAGGTTGCCCCGTTATTTTTGTTCCCGAGCAACACAGCGACGCGGACAAAGAAAACGCTTTCAACTTTGAGGATATAGGGAGTAACCCTCCGGATGGAATTATCACGGGTGTACCGTACTGGGGAGATGACGGATGGCAATGGGTAGATTCCATCATATGGGGAGAAGAGGCGCAACGTGCTCTCGAGCATGAGTATGAAGTCTCTTGTTCGTACAACTACGATGACTTTGCGCCCGGCGGGAAAAGTCACAACATACCCTATGACTACGAAGTGACTGAAGGTCATTACAATCACCTCGCGGTGGTTAAGCGCGGCCGGTACGAAGGTACGCGGACTCTCGCAAATAGCAAAGGAGGCCATAATATGGCTCTGTTCGGTATGAAGCCGAAGTCGAAAGAAAACGCCATTCCCCCGGCCGCGCCCGCAAAAGCGCCCGACGAGGAAATGAAAAACGCCGACGACGCGACCGTAGACGTGAACGGAACCCCCGTTCCACTGTACGAACTCGTCGAGGCGTACAAAATGAAGATGGGCGCGGGAAACACTCCCCCGACCCTCACCCCCGAGGACGAGGTCCAGGTGGAGGGATTCGGCGCCGTGAAGGTCGCGGACCTCATCGCGTCCTATAGCGGAGCCGGTGAAGCCGAGCCCGCCATGGAGAACGCCGAAGCCCCGACCGACACCGCAGCGGAAACGCCTAACGACCCCAAGAAGATGCAAAACGCGGCACCGGTCAAACCGACCGTGAATACGGCGCTTCGTAACGCGGCCCTGAACCCGGACGGAGACCATCCCGGCCGTGGCATCGAAACCGAGGCAAACAGGTTGGAGCGGGGAAAGAACCGCTACACCATCCCGGTCAAAAACGGAGGGACTAAGTAATGGCCCTTGATACCAACATCAACCAATTCAAGCAGGGCGTCGCGATCGGCGACCTGGACTTGAACTACTTCGGGGGCGAGTCCCGCATTTCCTGCCGGTATAACCCCGAAGCGACGAGCACCGACCGCCTCAAGGCTGGCGAGTCCGTGCTCTTGAAGGACCTCGGCGCGGATGACGTGGCGGGTCCGCCCATCATCGACAAGCGCGCGAGCGAACACACTTCGACCATATTCGGCACCGTCGTGAGGTCGCTCAAGCAGTCCGAGTTTGCCCCCGGCGACATCGTGGAAATCGCAGTCGCTGGCGCGGTCATGTTCCTCAAGGCGTCCGGCGCGCTTACCCGTGGTGCGGCGGTAACTCCGGTCCTTGCGACCGTGGGCAGCGTCAAGGCCGTTTCCACGAAAACGCATTACGGGATCACGCTCGATAAGATCGCGGACGCGGGAATCGGCCGCGTACTCATCCAGGCAAACGGCGTTGCCGTCGGTTCGGCGTAAGGAGGCCGTAAGATGAAAATCAAACGGGGTATGACCCTTCTCAACGCTTCCGGCGATATCGACATCTCTTCCACGGGGTACCGGTACGCCATAGACACGATGACCTACATCCGGGCGCAGGTCATCAAGCAAAAGTTCTTCGAGCTTTCCATAGCGGATTACATTCCGGTAGACGTAGGCGAAGCCGCGTGGAAATCTCAAGTAGTCCAGAACCTTGAGTTCCTGGAGGGCGGTTCGTTCAAGGACGGATTCGTCAATCAAGGAAACAGCCGCCGTGCGCAGGTAAGCGCGGCACTCGGTCAAATGGCCATGCCTACCATGACGTGGACCAAGAAAGCCGGATGGACCATCGCGGAGATCGAGGAATCGGCCAACGTGGGTAACTGGGACGTGGTCGAGGCTAAGCTTCGAAGCCTCAAAAAGAACTGGGATCTCGGCATTCAGGAAGGGGCCTTCACTGGCTTTACCCCCGAGCTTACCGGATTCCTGAACAACGCGACGGTGAACATCAATACGACCTTGATCGACGAAGCTATCAGCTCCATGGACGCTACCGAGTTCCAAACGTTCCTCGCGGGACTTCTTCCCGCGTACTACGCGAACTCGAATAGCACCGTGCTCCCGGACACCTTCGTCATCCCTACCGATGACTATCTCGGTCTCGGCGTCGCGGCTTCTCCGACCTACCCGAACATTTCCAAACTGGAATACCTCGGGAACTTCCTCAAGAAGATGACCGCGAACGAAGGGTTCCAGATCAAGCCGCTGACCTACGCCCAAGCCGCGCTCAACCCCGACGCGAAGGACCGGTACGCTCTGTACCGGAACGACCCCGAGGTTATGAAGTTGTCCATTCCCGTTGACCTGACGATGAATCAGGCGTACACAGTGAACGGCTTCGATTTCGAGCAGCTTGCCTACGGCCAGATTTCCGGCGTCCTCATCACGAGGCCGAGGGAAGTCCTGTACATCGACAAGACGGCGACGACCTAACCTATAGGACACGACGCCGGGGGCTCCGCAGGAATGCGGGGCCTTTTTTATTTACTGTTTTCGGGTTATTATTGTACCGATGGACGAAATACTAATCCTCGGTAACGGCGTTTCACGATTACCCTTTGACATGGACATACGAAAATGGCCGAAAACACTATGGGGATGCAACCGAGTATACCTGGATTTCGGGAAAGAGCTTCACGGCCTTGCGGGCCATGACGACGTAATGAGGGAAGCTGAACGATACCGAGACGCGCACGGCCTACATTTTGCAATACTTGGATCCACTGAAAACCCTTTCACTTGTAAAGACTTGTTCAGAAAAGACACGGGTACGACTTTGGTAGCCGAGGCCCTGACGCGAGGGATGCGTGTCAACGTGGTAGGGTTCGACCTTGGGGGCCTGGACGTTTATTCCCCCGGGCACGAAAAGAAAAACAAAACGACATGGGTCAACCGATGGCGCTTAATCCTTCGGGAGTTTGAGCCTGATAATGTCATATTTTGGGGATACGATCATAAGCCTTTTCTTCTCAGTAACCGGCACCCGTCAGAATACGCCCGTGAGTACATGCATGGGAAACCGCACATCGATAACGACCAATACGACCTCATAGCTAAAGCATGGTCAAATGACTACTCCCGTGTGTATGACCTCATACCTCATGTGTTACTTAGAAACATCGGTC